TTTCTCCTATAGTTTTATTGTCTTAATTGATAGTACGTTTTTAGTAGGTATAGTGGTGTACGATCCACCTTGTTCTATTTCATGATTATCTTCAAAACTTAAGTCTGACATAATCACCGTTGTCTTTGTTGTCTCTGCCATTAACCATCCTACACTACAGCAAACTGCAGTCTTTGCCTTTTTAATTTTATTAATATTTTCCCAGTCCGAAGTCGAAACAATATCTTCCCATGCAATTAAAACTAATTTATAGGGAAATTTCTTTTTATTTAATTCTGGTAACTTTTCTTTTGACACTATTAATATCCAAACATTCGATCTGCGGGGATAAATTGTGGTTTTACAGGTTGATTAAATCGTTTAGCATAACTTGTATGTATTGGTCGACTCATACAACCATAACGTAGTGCATCATAAGCATGATCTTCTACATCCGTATTAATATCTTCAGGATTGCTATCATCTAAAGGTAAAAGAGGAAAGGTACGAATTAAATTTCTGCAAGTTGAAAAGATTCTAAGTCCTGGTTCTTTTTTCTTATCTTCACTTACTTTTAATCGTTTATGAATTTCTAACTTTCCACTAATTCTACTTTTAGGTGTACGATCTGAAGGTCTCCATCGACATCCTTCTCTAATCATTGTCTCTGCAATACTCGGTCCTATATCTCCACGCTTTGCCCAAGTACTTGCATCTAATACTCCGTAACGAATATACTCATCTCTCTCTGCTATTAAGACTTTTCGTGCGAAAACATCTGCTGTAATCTTTTTGGTATAAAGTTCTCTATAGATCCACAAATTATTATCATAATCAATAGCAAACCAAAGAACACAAGCAGGAGAAGAATAACCCCAATCAGCAGCACGAAACCGCTGCCATCCTTTAGGTACCTCAAAGGGATCGACCACGTGAATACTTTTATTAAATTCAGGAAACGCTGAATCTTCGAATGCATCCCAATCTCCATCTAAAAATTGTTTACGTTGTACATCGGGTAATGATGCCAACATTGCATAATAATCATCTGTCTGAGTTAAATAAGGATTATCTTGCAACTTTGCTGGTATAAACCTTCGTGTGATTACCTTAGTTCCTACTGGCGTATCAATATTAATATCGAAGGCTGAATTAGGCACAGCGGGATCCACGAACATCTCTCGTACCCATTGAGATCCTATGTTACCTGGATTTCCTGTAGCCCTCATGTAAACTGGAATCTCAGTATCAACTGAACGTAAGGATGATCTTAAAAAATTATATATATCTGGCGAAGGATATTGTGGTAGTTCGTCTATTCCTATCCATGTGTAAGATTGACCTTGGTAACGTAAAGCGTCTGTCATGTTCTCTGCGTACCCGAACTCGATCTTTGCTCCTGATGGGAATCTCCACTCCTTTTCTTGCTCTCTCCATTTAGCTCCTGGGTATGCCTTTGCGTATAATCGTTGAGAATGATTAATTAAATCCCTCAACTCTGGCATAGTTCTTCGAAGAAGAAGTGCTCTATGTGATTGTTTATGGCAATATCGTAACGGATCCACCAACATCGCATACGATTTACCTCCTCCCCGTGCTCCTCCATAAAAAACCTCTCGTTCCGATGAGGCTAAAAACTCAGTCTGTGGACCTGTATTAGGTTTAAAAACAACATTCTGTTTTTCAATATGCTGTTTAACACTAGGAGAAACCGTGTCTAAGACACTCTGTTCAATAACTTGAGTTTCTTTTCCATCTAAAGCAGTATTAATTGTTTTATATTTCTGCTTTATAAATTTTGCTGATCTTTTTGCTGATACTAAAATCTGTTCTGCTGTTGCAACTTTCTGTCTAGATCGCTGTAGTATTTCCTTGACTGACTTTTGAGCTTTCTGCTTCGGTGTTCGCTTTGGTTTGGGTGGCTGTACCGTTTTTGATTCGTTTTCTAAGTCCGACATGGGATATATATCTGCCTGCTGTTCTGTGTAGCCATTCTGCAACTTCTCTATAGGAACATGTTTTTAAATATTCTTTCGCTTTTTCTAAAGCTTCTAATTCTGATTCTATTGGTTCGATATAATTTGTATCTTCTGCTAGTTTATACCCAAAAGGGATCGTTCTAGCTTTTCTTTTAATCACTTTTTTTCTTTTTCTTTTTTTCTTTTTTTTAGTCAAAAGTTTTTCCATATACCAATAGGGAGTCACATATTTTCCAAATTTATCATAGAAAGTATCGTGAGCTTCCCATCCTTTAGGACCTCCCTCACTTACACTTTTGTAAGTAAGATTGTATTTAGGATGCTCATTAGCATATTTCTTTTTTGATTTATCTGCCATAATTAATCTTCGTCTGGGGTAACAATTGATTTCTTTGGTGTTTCTTTTGCAGGTAAGATAAATAAACCATGCATTGCTTTTAGATTTATATCAATCTTTTCCTTTTTAGCAATTCCAATTCGATCTAAAATCTGTTTAGCAGCCTCTAAGCGTATGGAAGCATGGGGTGTCGTACCATCTTCATCCATCATGTCTACCATTTTGGTAGCTGCTTTGGCAGAGTACGTTGCTAAATAACCTTCTGCACGTGAAACAATCTCTGATTTTAAATTTCTAACTATCTTAGGATAGGAGTGCTCGGAATAACCTGCCAGCTCTCCAGCCTTTTTTGGATTGCCTTTCGCTTCCCCGAACAATGCGTCTAGAAACTTTTCCTGTGAAGCGGTCAAGCTTCTTTTTTGAGTCGGGATTATAGTAGAATCCATGTTTTGCATTTACAATTTCCATTAATTCCGCAAAGGGAATATCTTTTAGTTTTGAGTTACTCACTGAATGTTTGTATTGCTGAAGGAACATCCAGATCTTCTGATACGTTTGTGCCTGTTGTGCCAAAGAGCTGTTCATAATTCAAATCTCGTGCTGTATCTTTAGCTTCTTTTTCTTCTGATGTCATACCACCAATAGCTGCAGGAATTACCGTGCCAAGTGTTGCTGCCGTCCCAACACGACCCCAATGAACTGCGGGGGTAACTATCCTCTCAGTAGCTTTGCCTGCTAAAGCCTCCCCAACATCAGGACGTTTTAAAACTTCTTTAGTTGTTCTTAAGAATTTAGGCATGATTGCTACATACCAGGGTGCATCTTTAACCGTAGTTATTTGTGTTGCAAGTTCCTTCCCCTTAAGTGAAGGTCTAAGTTTACTAGGTTTAACTGTCTTTCCTCCGATAGCAATCACATCAGGAGTTTTAATAACCTTCTGTGTACCTGTTCGCTTAACAACTTCTTCTGCAGCTTTCTTTGCAACACCTGTAGTCACTAATTCCTTACCCCCAGTATAGGGTAATGGTGGAGGTCCTGTCTCTGCCAGTTTAATATTCTTTAACGTCTTGTCTGTAAATTTTATATTCTGTCCATAGAATTTATTAAAGGGTGCAACTACGCTTTCACCACGAGTAACTCGAGTAGGTGACTGAATAATAAATTTACTAACACCGTTTGCAGCATCATCTGCCTGACTTGCTATGGTTCGTTTAACACTAGAGTCTTTAATTTTTTTTAAAGATTCTTTGGTAATCGCTTCATAGGTTCTACTTGAAGTTGATTGAGCTGATAGTACATCGCTTTTAAAAACCCTGTTCTTTCCAAATATCTTTTGAGCTAGTTTAAATTTTGTAGGGTTATTCGTTACAACGATATAACCTGTTTCGGTAATCTTCTTAGTACCGATTTTCTTAATCGTTTCTTTAGCTACACTTTCTACAGGAGCCACTGCAGGTCTAAAGCTAAGTGAACCAAATTCTTTTGCCAACGTATTCACTGCAGTTCGTCTAGCTACTTTTTTAGCTGCCTGTTTTGCAGCAATCTTCGTTCCTTCCCTAACTAAATAGGGAATGATTCTTAAGCCTACAATTCGTAGACCATGAAGTATAGCTGCTCCTGCGATTATTGGTAGTGGCATAATTTTAATAAGGGAACCCTAGGGAATTCCCAGTTATAGGTGCAGATTAGTGATGACCTCTTGTGCATGTAATATGCGGAGTGTTCGTGTGTGTCCTTTTAATGTGCACCTGATTCTATTATACA